CGTTGATTACTCAAACGACATGATGCCGAGCGTATTGACAGTTGAAGACGCACTCGACGAGCTTGTCCCTAAATCCCACACGCACTCAAACAAAGACACACTCGACAAGCTCTCCGACTCGAACGGCAAACTCCAATATAACGGTTCTGATGTCGGCTTAAAGGGCGACAAGGGTGATAAAGGAGACACGGGAGCAACGGGCGAAAGCGGAGCGGACGGTGCAGACGGCAAAAGTGCGTATCAAATTGCCCTTGACAATGGTTTTGTCGGCTCTCAGTCGGAATGGCTCGCGAGCCTTAAAGGTGATAAAGGAGACAAGGGTGACAAAGGCGACACTGGAGAACAAGGCTTGCAGGGTGAACAAGGCATTCAGGGAATCCAAGGTAAAAAAGGCGACAAGGGAGACCCAGGAGCACCAGGCAAGGACGGCAAAGATGGTACAAACGGTATAACGCCGACTATCGGCGACAACGGCAACTGGTACATTGGCAGCACAGACACGGGCAAGCCGTCTCGCGGAGTTGCAGGCGCAAGGGGCGACAAGGGAGACCCAGGAGCTGACGGTGCAGCCGGAAAATCCGCCTACCAGTACGCACAGGATGGTGGCTACACAGGCACGGAAACGGAGTTTGCGGAAAAACTGGCGCAGGAACAGCTTACCGGCACAACGAATGAGCTTACGCCTACGCAGGTGTACGAAGCTGTATCGGCAGGAATCCCGGTTAAGGTGCAGTATACACATGACGTATATGGGCTTCTTTCTTTTACAGCATTCAACATAGCCGAATCGTTAAGTATGATTGTGTCGCAGACGATTGTATATTACAGCGGCGTATATATTCTCGCTGAGCTTAATGGCGATAAATCCGGGAACAGATGGGGGGCAATGTTCACGACGCTGGCAGAGAAAAAAGATATTCCAGATATCCCCACGTTGCTGCCTAACCCTCACGCCATTACCTTTACAGGTGCTGTGACTGGCAACTATGACGGCTCTGCGCCAATGACGGTAAACATTCCGAGTGCCGTGACGGATGAGCACATTAACAGCCTCATTGACACAAAACTGGGGGTGATTGAAAATGGCTCTTACTGATAAAATAACCGCTATTGCAAATGCGATAAGAGCGAAGGATGGTTCAACCGATACAATGACTCTTGACCAGATGCCGGAAAAAATAGCGGCTATTTCTGGCAGCCCCATTGTGGACGATAGCTTGGAAAATACTGTCCAGTACCGCCAAATGAATCCCTCGGCGGCGGGATTTCTGGCAGATGTAGACTACACCGAAAACGCCAACGATTACTCCATTACTAAGGTCATACCGTATTACTCGGCGACGACGACTTATAGCAAAGAAGAACCGGATGGGTTAAAGGTAAAAGTTCCGGCTAACACCACACTCACAGTTACGCAGGGCGATAAGACCAGAAACGACGTGATTTCCGGAGCTGGCGTTATCTACAACATGGAGCCGCTGAAGGCAGGTACATTTGCGTTCAGTGGTAAAACCTACAAGATTGTGCCTGAGGGCGGCGTACGTATGGTCTACACTCCCAGTGTGTGGAATGTGCGAGACCTCGGCGGTTGGGCTTGTACCGGTGGTCGCGTTAAATACGGAAAGATATTCAGAGGCGGTCATTTTGGAAGCATCACAGACGCTGACAAGGCAACCTTTGTTGACTGGCTCGGTGTTGCAACAGATATCGACCTGCGCAACAACAGCGAGACCGGCAGTATTACCACCTCGCCGTTGGGTGCTGGTGTAGAGTATTTTCACCAGTCACTGGACTTTTACGCAAACGCCGTCAGCACAAGCGCAGCATCTGCTCGGACAGTAGCGGTTCTGAAAAAGGTGATGGCTTGCGTAGCCGCAAACAAACCGTGCTATTTCCACTGTATGTCCGGCGCAGACCGGGCTGGAACTATTGCCTACCTTCTGCTTTCGCTGCTTGGGGTTTCGCAGAGCGACAAGGATAAGGAGTACGAGCTGACAGCGTTTTCAGACGAGGCAGATGGCAAACGGTTTAGAAATAGCAACTATAACGTCACCAATGGAAATGGGTGGTATCCGCTCATCAAATATTTTCGAGACACCTACACCGGCGAAAACGACAACGAAAAAGTCGTGGCATGGGCTGTTGCCAACGGGATTACAGCTGCGGAAATCAATGCTTTTCGTGCGGCTATGATTTCCGGAGACGTCGGAGAAGTCATTGTGCCACCGCAGGAATACACCGTAACCAATACCCTCACGGGATGCACTAACAGCAACGCTGCAACGACCGTAACCGAAGGCGATACCTACTATGCGACCATTACTGCCAACAACGGTTATGTGCTTGATGGTGCGACCGTCGTGGTCAAGATGGGCGGCACTGATGTAACAGCGCTGTACTATGCAGATGGCATTATCAACATACCGGACGTCAGCGGCAACATAGAAATTACCATAACAGCGGCGGTGTATGTGCCGAGTTATACCAACGTGTTACCAGAAGCCGTAGACCCGAGCACTAAGAGCGGAGTATGGGACGGAAAGGGCTATCGCAATGGCGCGTATGCGTCCTCTGCAAAGCCGTTCTATGGCACAGATGCGGCTTGCTGGTGCACGGGTGCTATCGCAGTACAGCCGTCTGATGTCATCTATGTCAAAGGCACAACGCTTGAAGGCAGCGGACATGAACGCTTAGGTGCTCTTTCGGGCGTTACGGGCGGCTGTTATTGGTGCAAGCCGTACACAGCGTTGTCCGGCATGGCGACCGTGACAAAGTTGGGTGACAAATATTACAAAATCGAGCTCGATTCCAGCTACGCCAACTATGCCTACATTGGCTATATTATGTTCTCTGCGCAAGGAACTGGCGATGGCGTTGTTGTGACAAAGAATGAGCCGATAGAATAACGGGAGGTAATGATATGAATATCTGCATATCAATAGGTCACGGAAAATCAGCGAAGGGCGGCTATGACAGCGGCGCTCTTGGCGGAAACTATCAGGAGTTTAAAATAGCGCGCGAAATAGGCAAGTACATAGGCGAGGTGTTCAAGGGCTATAACTGCACCGCTGATGTCATAAACTATGACGCAACGCTTTATCTGACGGACAGAATAGCCCATGTCAACAAGCACGGCTATGACCTTGCAATGGAAATCCATCTTAACGCCGCAGGCGGCACAGGCTCGGAGGTCTATTACAAGCACAAGAGCGCGACAGGCAAGAAGCTTGCCGGAGCAATCAGCAAGAGTATAGCTAACACTTTCGGCATCCGCGACAGGGGCGCAAGGGTCAAAATCAACCCGTCAAACGGCACGGATTATTTCGGTTTTGTCCGCTCGTGCAAGTGCGAATCTCTGCTGATAGAGACCGTATTCATCGACACCGCAAGCGACCGCAAGCACGTCGAGACCGCCGCAGGACAGAGACAGTGCGCAGAGGCTATCGTCAAGGCTATTGCAGATTTTTGCGGAATACCGAAAAAGTCCGCTCCGGCAGTCAAGCCGAGTGAGGACAAGCCTACAACCGTCAGAGCGGGGGATATCGTCAAAATCAAGGGCAGCAAGTACGCCACCGGGCAGAAGATACCGATGTGGGTCAAGCTTAAAAAGCACACGGTCAAATCGGTCAGCGGAAACAAGGCACTGCTCAAAGAGATAAACAGCTGGGTCTATACCGCCGACCTTACTGTTTTGCAGTCGGAGATAACCGTCGGCAGCAAGGTCACGATAAAGAGCGGTGCTGTCTACGGAGGACTTTCAACAACGAGAGGCAGGGCAGTTCCGAAAGAACAGCTCGCGCCAAAGAAGCACACGGTCAGCAAAATAGAAACTCACAACGGCGTAAAAGAGGCGTTGCTTTCTGACATCGTGTCGTGGGTTGCTATAAAATATTTGGAAATGTGAGGTAACACAATGAACAAAATCAAAGACATACTTGCAAACATCGGCAATGTTAAGGTGGGCACATGGGTTAGAGGAATCCTGCTGATTATTTCGTTTGTCAACATGGCACTTTCGGCAGCTGGCAAAGCACCTATCCCCGCCGACTACAACGAGCTTTACACAATCGTGAGTGTTATCTTCTCGGTGCTCGTCGGAATCTCGGCATATTGGAAGAACAACAGCTTCACCGAAGCGGCGCAGATTGCCGATAAGTATCTGCACGAGCAGGGCGACGCAAAGGAGGACGCGGGAGAATGATTATCGCAATACTGTATAACCTGCTTAACCTTATGGGACTTTACGGCGCGGGAATCGTCGTAGCAATTCTTAAACTCTTGGGAATGATGTAATGGATAGAGCGCATAGCGAGACGGATAAAATGCTTGAACGAATGGAGCGCGAGTTGACAACAATTTACAGCAACGCGCACGCCAATGTTCAAAAAGAATGGCTTGAATATATGGAATCCGCGTCGGAAGAACTGGCAGAGCTGCAAGAGGCTTATGACAAAGCTAAAAAGGCGGGGGACACGGAAGCGCAGCGCAAGCTCGGCAGAGAACTTCGCGCGATGAAAAAAGAATACACCGTCCAGAACGACCGTTATAAGCAAGTGGTGGAAAGAACCGCTTTAGAGCTGGCGAATGTCAATGAAATAGCGACGGCATATATCAACGGTCAGCTTCCGCCTGTCTATGCGCTCAATTACAACTACTTCGCAAGCGGCTTTTCAAAGCACGGCATATCCTTTTCTCTGATTGATACAAACACGGTTAAATACTTAGCTACTACAGATAAATCACTTTTGCCGCAGTACAAATTGAATGTTCCAAAAGATGTGCGCTGGAACACAAAGCGGCTAAATTCGGAAGTCCTGCAAGGGATTCTACAAGGCGACAGCATACCGAAGATTGCAAAACGGCTTGAGCGTGTTGAAAATATGAACAAAAACGCATCAATCAGAACCGCTCGCACTATGGTAACAAGTGCAGAAAACAAAGGCAGAATGGATATGCTTGAAAAAGCGGAATCCGAGGGAATCATATTTAAGAAAAAGTGGATAAGCGCACATGACGCGAGAACAAGAGACTGGCACAGAGAGCTTGACGGACAACTGCGTGACAAAGACGAGCCGTTTGAAAACTCGGTCGGGGAAATAATGTACCCCGGCGACCCGTCAGCAGACGCAGCCAATGTTTATAACTGTTTTGTGGGAGAAACAAATATAGCTTCTGACTGTGATATAATCAGAAGCTATAAAAGCAAATATCAAGGTGAGTTAGTCACAGTCAAAACAGCCTGTGGCGTATGTTTCACCTGTACCCCGAATCACCCAATATTGACTATGAACGGGTGGGTTAGCGCGAAGAGCCTTAACAAGGGTGATGACCTTATCATAGCACGATGTCGTGACAATGTTTTTAGTCGGGTTAATCCAAACATAAATCATCGTTTTCCCCGAATTGACACAATTCATGAATTTTTTGATGTGTCGGGGGGCGAGCGGGCTGTCAGTATGTCTGTGAATTTCCACGGCGACATTCCCACATCCGATGTCGAGATTATAACTCAGAAAAGGTTCTTGCGGGACAACATCAATTTCAGCGGATTTAAGGGATTCGATAAACTCCGCTTCAAAGCGTCCTATAAATCGCTTTCCAGCAAGTGCACGCTTGTGAAGCATTTGTTCAGAGTTTGGACAACCGCGACGAGCTTCGTGCGCCGCCTCTGCGAGCTTTTGGCGTTCGCTTTTGGGTGTTTGAGACATTCGGAGATACATAGCCTCAGACCTATTGCGTGGCTTGATTCCAACGGCATTAAGCCGTTGAACGATGACGTTTCGAGAAACGCCGAACTCATTTGCGAGAGCCTTAACGGATTTTCCGGACTGGTATTTTCTGACAACATCGTCAGCGTCGATTTTTCTTCGGGGAGTACCCATGTTTACAACCTCCAAACCCAAAACGGGCATTATTTTGTCAACTCAATTATAACACAACACAAACAAAAGTGCAATGGCTTTTTTGCGGTGGCGCATAACTGTCGGTGCAGGCTCGGATATGAAATTCTCGGATTTAAAAAGCTTAAAAGAGGTTAAAAAATGGGCGACGAGTTCAAAGACAACTCCAAGGAGTATAAGGAGTTATTAACGCAAGCAATCAGGCGCGGCTTGAGAACTATCGGGATGAGAGCCGAAACCCACGCAAAGGAAAACTGTCCCGTAGACACCGGATATGCAAGTAACAGCATCACCTATGCCTTATCGGGAGAGCCTGCCTACGCATCGTCATATAAAGCAAATAGAGGCAAAAACGGCGAGCCGCCTAAAACAGGCGAATATCGCGGTACACTGGGCAAGATAGAGGACAATTATGTTGCAGTCGGCAGCAATGTTGAATACTTCCCGTTTATCGAAGAGGGCGCAAGAGGCAGAGAAGCGCATCACACTTTGCGAAAAGCTGCAACAGACCACAAGGACGAATATAAGCAGTTGCTAACCGATAGTATCAAAAACGCTTGACAATAATTTTTGCTTGTGATAAAATACAAGTGGTAAACAAATGTTTGCCTATAATCAAATGGCGCAGAAATGCCACCGAAGAACAGGAGATTAGATAAAATGGCACTTACAAGAAGAAGCCTAAAAGCAATGGGCATTGAAGACGAAAAAATCGACGAGATTATAGCGGCACACGCCGAAACGGTTGATGCGCTAAAGGAACAGCGCGACAATTACAAGGCGCAGGCTGACGAGCTTACAAAAGTCCAACAGAAACTGGACGAAGCAAACGAGACAATCAAGGCTAATGGCTCGGATGCATGGAAAGTCAAGTATGACGCAATCAAAGAAGAATACGAAAATTACAAATCAGACATATCCGCGAAGGAAACTACACGCGCAAAGCAGGCGGCTTATCGTGAAGTATTAAAGGCGGCAGGAGTTTCCGAAAAGCGGATTGACAGCATTATTAAAGTATCTGATATTGATTCTGTCGAGCTTGATGAATCCGGCAAGATAAAGGAAGCTGAAAAGCTTACCGAGAGCATCAAAAATGAGTGGGCGGACTTCATTGTTTCCACCAACACACAAGGTGCGAACACTGCTACGCCGCCGACTACCTCCAAAAAGTCATTTAGCCGAGAGGACATTGACAAGATGTCTCCCGACGAAATAAACAAAAACTGGGAGACAATCAAAAATTCACTTAAAGGAGACAGATAACAAATGGCTGTTACAGGTTTTATTCCTAAACTTTGGAGCGCGAGACTTCTTAACGCGCTTGACAAGTCCCATGTTTTCGCCAATGTCGTTAACCGCGACTATGAGGGCGAAATTAAGAAAATGGGCGACACCGTGCATATCAACACTATAGGCGCGGTTACTATCGGCACTTACACTCAGAACACCGATTTTTCATCGGGTCCGGAAACACTCGCTACTACCGACCAGACGCTCACGATTGACCAGGCAAAGTACTTCAACTTCCAGGTTGACGACATAGACGCAGCACAGGCGGCTGGCGACATAATGGATAAGGCAATGACCCGCGCAGCTTATGGTCTTGCGGACGCTTCCGACAAGTATATCGCGGGTATTCTTGCGGGCGCAGCTGATACGACCAACCTCGTTTCCTCGACCGCTGTCGCTCTCACCTCCTCTAATGTCTACGAGAATGTTGTCAAAATGCGCACTATCCTTGACAAGGCTAATGTTCCGACTGCCGGACGCTGGCTCGTCATTCCGCCCGAGATGTACGCTCTTATCCTTCTTGATGACAGATTTGTCAAGACTGGCGGCGAGATGGCAGAGGGTATACTGAGAACTGGTCTTGTCGCTCAGGCTGCCGGATTCGACATTTACCTTTCTAACAACTGCGTGAGCGTTAATTCTAATAGCACCGACACTTACACTATTGTCGGCGGTGTTGATTCGGCAGCAACCTACGCAGAGCAGATAGTCTCGACTGAGGCATATCGTCCCGAGAAGAGATTCGCTGACGCGGTCAAGGGTCTTCATGTTTACGGCGCGAAGGTTGTTGACAAGGCTCAGCTTGCTTGCCTCAAGGCTACATTCGCATGATTTTAGAGCGCGGAAAAGAAACGGTTGAAATCCTTGATGCTGACCATGCCGCAGGATTTATTGCAAGCGGCTGGAAAATCGTTGAGGAAGTAAAGACCAAAAAAAAGAAGTAAGGAAGGCGGCATATTATGCTGTATGAACTGTGCGCGGAAGTCCGCAACTGGTTTGTGTCTGAAAAGCACAACGGAACTTTTACAGTCAAGGACGGCAATATGCCGCTTGACTTTTTACAGGACGGACAATACTTTCGCGTCCTTGGGAGCGTCTACAACGACGGTGTGTATCAGTACCCCGCTGTTCTGACAGACGAGGTATTTGAGGGGCAGATATGGGCTATGCGTGTGCCTCCAGCGTTTATAGCCTTATTGGGGAGAGTTGTTGAGTATGAAGCCAAAAATGCAGAGAGTCCTTATATCTCTGAATCGTTCGGCGATTATTCATATACTAAAGCTACGGGCGAGAGCGGTGCGCCGCTTCCATGGCAAGTTGCTTTCGCTCCGGAGCTTAACGCTTGGAGGAAAATATAATGTCTCTTTTATCAAGCGCAATGCAGAGATGCGTCTTTATGCATGAGCAGACAACGCCTGACCCGCAGGGCGGATTCACAATTACTTGGACGGACGGCGCAGAGTTTGAAGCGGCTATCGTGTTTGATTCTTCCATACAGGCAAGAACAGCAGAAAAAATGGGCGTTACCTCCTTGTATTCCGTGACCGTTCCAAAGGGTGTGCCTCTGCACTATTATAGCGTATTCCGCAGACTCTCTGACGGGCTTACGCTCCGCATAACATCACGCGACGCGACCGACAAGCAGACTCCCGAAAGCGCAAGCTTTCAAGTCTCACAGTTGACCGCCGAACAGTATGAGGTGACACGATGACGAAAGAAGAAGCACTTTATTCTTTTTACAGTCAATTCGGCACGGCTTATGAAGAAACGCATTTGCCAAAAAGCGCAAGCTTGCCGTATTTGACATATTCCGTTTCAACAGCCTCTTTTGGCGACGGCGATACATCGCTCAGTCTTTCGGTGTGGACACGCTCGACTTCGTGGGCGTTGGCTAATTCAATCGCAAAAAACATCAACGACACATTGGGACTGGGCGGCGTGATTATTGACTGCGATGACGGCGCGGTTTGGCTTAAAAGAGGCACTCCGTTCGCTCAAAACATGGGCGACGAATCAGACGATTTAATTAAACGCAAGGTTATAAACATAACCGCAGAATATATTTAAGAAAGGATGAGAGTATGAAGTATACTAAAATTCCGAGCAATACTTTTCAGAAGCTTCAGCTTAACGCGGCGATTATTGCCAAAGCTTTTACTCCTGCAACTGGCACGCTTGAAGCGGATGACCAGATAGGCGCGACGACTGGCGGTATTTCTTTTAACGCCGCTCCGACTTATTCGGACTTCGGCGAAGATATTGACAACTGCCCGAAGAACATGAAAGAGCTTAAAAAGCTTGATTCTTGGGAAGTCACGGCGAGCGGTACTTTTGTCACCGTTGATACCGCAACGGCGAAGTCGCTTATCGGTGCGGCTGATATTGGAAGCTCTGACACGACAAAGGTAACACCGCGCAACGATGTCATTGACGCTGACTTCTCCGATATTTGGATTGTTGGCGACTATTCCGATAAGAACGGCGCAACAAACGGCGGATTTATCGCAATTCACCTGATGAACGCTCTTTCGACTGGCGGCTTCCAGCTCCAGACTTCCGACAAGGCAAAGGGTCAGTTTGCATTCACCTACACGGCGCATTATTCAATGGACGCGCAGGACACTGTACCTTTTGAGGTCTATATCAAAGCCGGAACAGCTGAGTCTTAATTAAATCATATGGAGGCACACTATGGTATTTTTATTTGACTGCGACAACGACGAAATCCTGCTTTCGAGAGCTTATGACCTTATCGACGACTCAAAGGCGTTTATCGAGCTTATGAGAAAGACAGAGGTCAAAGACAAGGAAGTAGACAGCAAGGCGGCACTCAAAATCGTGCTCGAAAATATGCTTAAAAAGCACCCTGCCGAGACAAGCGCATTTCTCAAGCGTTTTTGGATTCTCGACAAAGGGGAAAAAGCACCTAATGCGTTCAAGACTATTATCACGCTTTTGACAAGCGAGGGCGCAAACGATTTTTTTACCTCTGTCGTGCCGCTCCTTGCGACATTTTCAAAGAATGTCTCTGCCGAATAAATTTAAAAAGTTTTAGGCTGTTTGGCTGGGGCTATGTGAAGGACTTTTGCATAGCCCTTTATAAAAAAAGAACGGAAGATGAAATATATAGGGTCTATGTAACGGACTGCCTGCGAATGATAAGCGAGAACACCGCAAATCAAGTCGGCGGGAAATTCATACAAAAACGCTATTATGATATATTAAATCCTCCGCCTGTTGAGACAAGAACAGCCGAAGAAATCACTAAAGAAATCGCAGAGAACTGCGGAATAGAGGTGATTAAGTGAATCTATTTGAAGTATTTATTAAAATTGGAGCGGACACTTCTGAATCCGATAAGGCAATAAAGGATACCGGCGCAAAGACAAAAGAGCTGGGCGAAAAGGTCAAAAGCGGGTTAAAAACTGTCGCCAAAGTATCCGCCGCTACAATGGGCGCAATGGCGGCAGGCGTGGCAAAGGTAGTCAAGGACGCGACGGCCGCCTATGCCGACTATGAGCAGCTTGTCGGAGGCGTTGAAACTCTTTTCAAGCAATCGTCTGATACCGTCCTGCAATATGCAGATAACGCATATAAAACAGCGGGACTTTCTGCCAATCAGTATATGGAGACCGTGACAAGCTTCTCGGCTTCGCTTTTGCAGTCATTAGGCGGCGATACAGCTAAAGCAGCAAAACAAGCCGACAAAGCTATCACCGACATGGCTGATAATTCCGCGAAGTTCGGTACGGATATTCAGTCAATCCAGTATGCCTATCAGGGATTTGCAAAACAGAACTTCACGATTAAATTTATCTATAGTCCGGCGGCGTAAGTAATTCGCCGTTGAGTGTGAGTGAACCCTACCAGGGGTGTGGGAGAAATCCTGCTAACGGGAAAAATCTGTGGGCGAAAGCCTATGACAATCCCGTGCCAAGCCGTGAAAACGGAAGGTCGAACGACTATCGGCTCGTCACCGAGTACATTATCTATTGGTACGATAATGGAAGCGCTCACCAACCTTGTAAAAGGTTGAAGATATAGTCTAATCCCCTAATAAATATCGGGAAACCGAGGGTATAAAATGGTTAGATAACTTGAAGCTCGGCTATGGTGGCACGAAAGAAGAAATGCAACGCCTTCTGTCCGACGCTGAAAAGCTGACGGGCAAGAAGTTTGACCTTTCAAGCTATTCCGACATCGTCGAAGCAATACACGCCGTTCAGACTGAAATGGGAATTACTGGCACGACCGCAAAAGAAGCGTCAGCGACCATTCAAGGCTCAGTCAGTTCTGCTAAATCGGCGTGGCAGAATCTGTTAGTCGGCATTGCAGACGACAATCAAGACTTTGGCAAATTGGTTGATAACTTTGTCGACTCCGTTGCAACGGCGGCGGGCAACATTCTGCCGAGAGTGGAGCAGTCTTTGACTGGCATTGTGCAACTCGTTGACAAGCTTGCGCCCGTGCTTATTGCAAAGATACCCGATGTTGTCAATAAGGTTCTTCCCGGACTGCTTGATGCAGCGGCAAATCTTGTAAGCAGCGTTATAGATGCGCTTCCTGCGTTGATAAGCGGGCTACTTCCGACGCTGTTATCGGCATTGTCAAGCGTCACAGAAAAACTGCTAGAGTCAGCCGTGCAAGCTGTTCTTGCTATTGCTCAAACTCTGTCAGACCCCGCAAGTCTTAACGCAATGATAGAATCAGCACTTGACTTGATTCTTGCGCTGGTTCATGGGTTGTTAGATGCTATACCCCAGTTAATTGCCGCAGTTCCGCAGCTTGTCGGTGCTATCACGGCAACGATAATCACGGAGCTTCCTAACATCATGGCGGCAGCCGTTGAGATAATGGTTGCGTTAATTCACGGACTAATGGAAGCGTTGCCCGAACTGATGGCGTATGTGCCCAATCTTATTATAGCGATTACAAACGGACTGTTAAACAACCTCGGAACACTGATAAGCGGCGGCGTACAGCTCCTGCTGGCTGTTGCAAAGGGTATGATTCAGGCAATTCCCGACATGGTGGCAATGATACCGCGAATTATCGCGTCAATCGTCGACACTTTCCGCTCGTACAACTGGAGCAGCATAGGCAAAAACATCGTCGCGGGAATGAAACAAGGTGTTGCAAATGCTTGGAAAAACTTCAGAGAATGGTTTAAAAACCTCTTCGGAGACCTCACAAACATCGCTAAAAAGATACTCGGCATTGCTTCGCCGTCAAAGGTGTTTAAGAAAATCGGTCAGTTCACGACCGAAGGACTTGCAATCGGTATTGAACAAGGCGGCAAAGACGCATTTTCCGCAATCAAAGATGTGTCGCAGGGTGTTATCGACAATTACGGCGCGTCCGTATCAGCAGGATTTGGCGTGTCAGTCGGGGCGACAAAGGGCGTTTCTCTGACGCTTAATATCGACACATTCAATAATTACACGCAGGAAGATATAAAGAGCCTTGCGGAAAGGCTGTCAGAAATGCTTGCAAATGCAGCAGAGAGAAAGGCGGGTGCTTATGCTTAACGATTATTTTACATGGAACGGAAAGAAGTCCTCTGACTTCGGCATAATAATCAAGCACAAAGAAATATATAAAGCACCCGTCCGCGATGTCGACTTTGTCGAAGTGCCTGGAAGAGACGGAGAAGTGATTTTGGATAACGGACGCTATAAAAATGTTGATGTCACCTATCAGATCCGCGTCAAGAATGTCAAATCAAAGCTGTTAGAAATAGCTAACTGGCTTTCCGCCGTCGGATATCAAAAGCTAATTGACAGCGACGACCCCACGCACTACAGAATGGCGGCAAGAATTGGATCTGTTGACTGGGACTATCTCGGAAAAGGCGAGTGGGCTGATTTGGAGATATCTTTTAACTGCAAGCCCTATCGAAGCCTTACGACGGGCGACACAAAAACAACCTTGACAGCGGAAGGAAGTATCACCAATCCGACGCAGTACACCGCCCTGCCGTATTTTAAAATTTACGGAAGCGGGAATTTCACGCTAAAGGTAAATAATAAATCGTTTGCCTTTACATCGATATCAAGTTACATCGAGTGTGATAGCAGCTTACAGGCGGTGTTTACTGGCACAAGCAGCAAGGCAGATCGCGCGAACTTTGACGACTTTCCGACGCTTAAACCGGGCGCGAACTCTATCAGCTGGACTGGAACGGTGACAAAAGTGGAAATCGTCCCGCACTGGCGCGAGTTATGATAATCAGCAAGTCCATTTATATATTATCTTAAAGGTGATAAAATGACTCCAATTCTTTTAAAAGCGGACGCAAAAACAAAAATAGGCTGGTTGTCGGAATGCACCGCGTGCGAAGTGACGGAGGAACGTAATGGGGTGTATGAGCTTGAACTTGTATACCCCATCGGCGCGGCTCATGCCAACGACATTGTGACGGATTGTTACATCAAAGCAAAGCCGAATCAGACAAGCGCGAATCAGCTATTCCACATTTACAAGGTGTCAAAGCCTATCAACGGAGAATTTACGGTTTACGCGGAGCACGTCAGCTATATTCTGTCGGGCTATCCAGTACCGACTGTTTCCGTATCGGGCAACGCGCAAGTCGCAATAAACGCTATATTGACCGCTGCAAAAAATCAGCTCGGAAAAGCAACAGGATTCACAGCGGCGACAACTGATATATCGCTTTCCTCGTCTATCAATCTTTCCAATGTTTCAGCCCGTGCGGCTCTCGGAGGCGTTGAAGGCTCTGTTCTTTACACTTACGGCGGCGAATACGAGTTTGATAACTACACAATCAAGCTCCATAAATCGCGTGGCAAAGATAACGGAGTGAGAATAGCTTACGGCAAAAACATGACGGAGCTGAAATGCGATGTTGATATGTCCGCATCATACACCGGGATATTCGGCTATGTCAAAACGGACGATGTCAACCTCACAAGCTCCTACAATGTCACCAATACAAGCGGCATTTCAACGCGCATCCTTGTCCGTGATTTCTCCTCCGACTTTGGAGGAAACGCGCCGACACAGAGTTCGCTTGATGCAGCTGTTAAGAAATATGCAGAAGATAATGATATCAATTCTATCAAAGCCTCTGTTACCGTTTCTTTTGTCAATCTGGCGCAGTCGCCCGAATACGCAAATATCGCGCCGCTTGAAGCTGTCAATCTTTGCGATACCGTCACAATCTATCACAAAGAACTTGGCGTAAATATCAAGGCGAAAGTAATAAAAACCGTCTATGATACAATAGCCGAAAAATACACAAAGATAGAGCTCGGCAGTGCTCGCACGAATATGTCAAGCATCATCTCGCAGACGGTCAAAGAAGCAGCGGACGCGAAAAACATCGCTATTTCAAGCAAATCGGAAGTTACAGAGGCATATCAAGAGGCAATAGCAAACGCAACGGCAGCAATCACTGGCAACAGCGGCGGTTATATCAGGCTCAACCCGTCCGAGAATCCGCAAGAGCTTTTAATTATGAACACTGCGGACGCAAGCACAGCCACAAAGATATGGCGGTGGAATCTGTCCGGTCTTGGATACTCGTCCACAGGCTACTCCGGAACATATAAAACCGCAATCACGCAGGACGGTCACATCGTAGCCGACTTTATCGACACAGGCACGCTAACGGCAAACATCATAAAAGCCGGAATAATGCAGTCCGCAAACGGCGAGTTTTCTTTTAATCTTGAATCCGGTCACATCGAAGCTTCCGATATCAACATCACCGGCGGCAACATAAACCTTGACGGCGGTACTCTGTCCGTCTTAAACAACGACGGCTATAAAGCCGACTTGTCGGGAGGCGTGCTTGACCTATATCAAGGCGCAGGCACGGAAACCGTAACAGGGGAAAAATATCTGACCTTTGGCAGCTCGATGCTGTTGACAACCGCAATCAGCGGCAACTGGTATGCGACTATCGCTGCACCTGAGTTTACGCTCGGCGAGCGGTCATCTAAAGGCTTTAGATTTGGCACATCAACCCTCAACGCTTCTGCGGCGAAGCCTGCCGTCGGCGGTTTGGCGTACAACTGGGACACTGATTTCGCGATTATAGAGAAAGACAGAACGAGAATCAGACAATGCGTAGAGACAAACGAGGCAAAGGAAGACCAGTTTGAAAGCCTAATACACCACAGAACCGTTGGCGGAACAAATTTTAAACTTGGCATTGGTATTGCAAAAATGAACGCCAATAAGACACCGGGAGCGGGTTTTGAAATAAGGGGCGAGACCTCCGGCACGCTCTGGGCTGGGCTTTATGCGTGGACAGAGGCCGATAATATTATGCGTCTAACATTTCGGACAAGCAATCAGGACGGCACGACATATAGCAGGACGCTCACGGCAAATGGCGACTTTTTGTATTTTAATGGCAGACGGTTGAAATTTGCAGACGAAAAAACTTGATTTTTATATTAAAAGTGATATAATACAAATATAAAATCATCGGAGGCAACAATGGATTATAAAAAAAGGCTGGAAGAGCTGAAAAACACGCTGAAATATTTTGAAGCACAGGCGAACGCCACACAGGGTGCAATACAGCTCTTGCAGGAAATCATTGCAGAGGAAGAAACCGATGACGGTAACGGAAATGGAAAATCTGGAAAAAAGCCTTGACGGGCGATATGTCAAGCAATCGACTTGCAATCAGAATCACAAAGAAATAGCGGGCAAACTGGCTAACGACGACAAGCGGATAGAAATCGGGCTGGCGAAGTTAGGCGTTGTCGAAAAGCTGATGTGGACTATTGCAACGGCGACAATCGGAACACTTATTGCAACAGTGTTTGGAATTATTTTTAAATAACAGGGGGGCGCAAAATGGAAAAGTATTGCAACGGATGTGACACAACCATTCCGCTTGCAGCGCATGAGTCAGCAATGGCAAGAGCGGAGCGGACAACGCGCAGACTGTGCGCATTGATACTCACTTTAGTACTGCTCCTTTTTGCGTCTAACCTCGCTTGGATTCTCCACGAAAAATCACTTGAAGAGGAGACAAATCAGACTGCGTGTTATGAAGCTGATAACGGTCAAAAAGAAGTAGGTGAATAATATGTTTTTGCCCGACGATACGCCGATTATTTTTAAACTTCCTCGCGACAAGGAATATGCGGACATATATTTTATTCACGATTTGCATTATGGCTCGGAGCTGTTTGACGCGAAGAAGTGGAATAATCTAAAAGCCCAAATAATCGCAGACCCTAACGCATATATCTGCTGGGTGGGCGACCTAATGGAGGACGCTATCCCAAATAGCAAGTCCGATATATTCACGCAGACCGCAAGCCCCGCGCATCAAAAGGAATGGGTTACAGAACAGTTGTCCGAGCTGAAAGAAAAGACTATAGCCGTAGTGCCCGGCAAGCACTGCCACAATCGCGCCACAAAAACCTGCGGACTTTATCCCTTATATGACTGCTGCTTAATAGCAGGAATCGGGGAAAAATACCGCGACACAATAGCTTTTCTAAACATTGCAATCGGGGAAATTAAGCCGTCAAGCGCAAAACAGATACACTATTTCGGGCAACTGCAGCATCAGGCAAAAGACATTAAATCAGTTCATTCCGCCGACTATACGGACGGCATAGACTTTTTTGCAAGTGGGCACGACCACGAAGCAAAAGACCGTCCGAGAGCGAAGCTTGTATTTGACAAGTACAACAACAAAATCACCAAAAAGAATATAGAGTGTATCAACTGCGGCTCTTTCTTATCGTTCGGCGGCTATGGAGCTAAATCGGCGTATCGTCCGCAGTCTGATAAGCTTTATGTACTGCGGATATCAGGCAGAAAGAAATCTATGCAGACGATAGGTTTTTATGTATGATTGATAATATAAAGCCGGTTATAAAATATCCGTAAAGTGATTATAAAATATCCGTAAAGGGCTTGACAAATGAGAAGCAATGCTTTATAATATCTAATAGTGATTGGCTCAGTGGTTGGTTTCTGGGACAAGATTAATCCTTTCTTTGTTTTTCACCACCTTTCAAAAGTAGCAGAGCAGCATCGAGAAATCGGTGCTGCTCTGCTTTATACTTGACTTTTTTATAATATGTGATACAATATATATGCTTCATGCGTGTCTACAAAGGTGCTCAGCTTCGGCTGGGTGCTTTTGTTTTTTAAAAAAGTTCAAAAAACTTTTAAAAAACTGTTGACAAGTGCAACAGCATAGTATATAATATAACTGCAAAACAAAGAAAGGAGACATCAAAATGACGAAAGGATTTTTAACTATCGCCGCAGTGCTGGCACTTGTCCTGCTTTTCGTGGCGGCAGCGGTTCCTGAAGAAATCACGATACCGGAGACAGAACCGACTACCGCGCCTGAACCGACGGTATCGATGCAGATACCCACAGCACGCTACAGGTTGACTGCAGACGAGCGAGAGCTTATATGCGAGGTAGTTATGGCTGAATCGGGAACAGAGCCGTTTGACGGCAAAATGGCGGTCTCACAGTGTATCTTAAATGCGTGTGAAAAGACCGGCAAACGCCCCGCGGAGATAGTCAAGGAGTATGGTTACACCGAATGCCGGGTAGAACCGAACGCAGAGACGAGGGAAGCCGTCGCCGCGGTCTTTGATGCCGGCGAGACGGTGACAGACGCAGAGATTCTTTATTTTTATGCGCCGGAGCTGGTAAGCAGCGAGTGGCACGAATCGCAGACATACATATGCACGATAGGCGGTCACAGATTTTTCGCATAACTACATAGAAAGGAAGAAAAGAAAATGGTTTCAAAATTTGCAATTCAAACGGTCTTTGAAATCCTGCTTGTTGCAGGTATTATCTACGGGTTCGTCCACGAGGACAAGCTCATAGCATTTGAGGATAAAATAAAAGCAAGCATCAAGAACAGGAGGAGATGATTAAATGAGCGTTAAGAAATTTGACCGCGCGGAAGTACTGGAACTTTTAAAGAGCGGTCGCAAACAAGCAATCTTAGATTATGACCTTAAAAGCGCAGACCTCAGCGGCGCAAACCTCAGCGGCGCAAACCTCGATTATTCTTGTTATCCGCTTTGGTGCGGCAGCCTACACCTCAAAGCCGATAAGAGGCTTGCTTGTCAACTTGCGTATCATCTGTGCTCAATACAGTGCGATGACGCAGACTATATCAAAATGCGCAATTCTATTCTCGATTTTGCTAATCAATTTCATCGAGTGAGAGAGTGCGGCGAACTGGAAGAGAGGGAGATATAGGCTCGGCTTCACAAATTGCAGTCAATCATATAATACCTCCAAAGGCAGAGCTTGCGCCCTGCCTTTTTGTTACCTACAAAAAACTTTAAAAAAGTTCAAAAAATTTTAAAAAAACTATTGACAAACGCAACCTGATAATATATAATATAGTCACAAGGTCAAGGGAGACCAACAAAATAAAGAAAGAGGTAAAAAACAATGTTTATTTGCAAAGACTGTGGAAGCGTTTTTGAATGCCCTGACTACACAGAAGAAAATGTCGGCGAGTACTGCGGTCAGCCTGCATTTCAGGCGATTGACCTTTGCCCCTATTGCCATTGTGATGAGTTTGAAGAGGCAAGAAAGTGCGAAATTTGCGGCGAGTGGAAATCGGAAGATGACATGGAGTGCGATGTCTGCTATGACTGCATGAATGAACACAAGTACGATTTTGACTACTGTGAAAGCTTGTGCGGAGACGAAACAGAGGCAGTGCAGATTAGCGCGCTGTATGCGTCGCTTTTAACACCGCGTCAGATTGACATGATACTGCGCCGCGAGCTGAAGCAGGCTAACGCGATTCAGCCGCTGGACTGTACGGAGTTCATCGACTCTGACCGCACATGGTTTGCTGATAAGATGATAGAAAAGGAGGTGAAATAATGGAACATGAAATGATAGCCGTGCCGATGCCGCGCGAATTGTATGAGAACATCTGCAAGCTTGCCAAACAGAACAACTTGACAAAAGCTGCGCAGACAAGAATTTTAATCAAGAAAGGACTTGAACACATTGGATAATTACTTTAACGACCTTTACGCGGTCAATGTCAACGGACACACAGAGAAGAAAAACGGTCTTACCTATCTTTCGTGGGCGTGGGCGTGGGGCGAAATAAAGAAAAGACACCCTGACGCGACATACACCGTCTATGAGAATGTCGACGGCTGGAACTACCACACCGACGGGCGCACCTGCTGGGTCAAAACAGGAGTAACCGTCAACGGAATCGAGCATATAGAATATCTGCCCGTTATGGACTATAAAAACAAGTCAATCTCAATCGAGAATGTAACAAGCTTTGATGTCAACAAGGCGATACAACGCAGCTTGACAAAGGCTTGTGCGCGTCACGGATTGGGCTTGTATATTTACGCTGGAGAAGATTTACCCGAAGAAGAAGCCCACGAAAAGCAGGACGCGAGCAGGAATGCCAAAAATACCGCCGCAAACAACATTATAAGCGGACTTGCAAAGGCACGCGGGAAAAGTGACGGCGAAATTTTAAACGCGCTTATGAGGCAAATTTCGAAGCCTGAGGGCACAACAATAGAAAGCCTTGAATATGATGACCTTATGGACGCGAAAAAAATCTTGAACGATTGGAGGCTGAAGGTGGATGGAAGTAAAAAATCTTGACTGGTTTCAGGACAGCGCGGGCTTCGGCTTGCGCGTGTCCGTGGACTGTCCGAACTACGCTAAAGAGCTTGTTGACGCTTTTAAGTCCGACAACAGACCTTACGAAATTGACATAAGACCCGCAGGGACTAAAAGGAGCCTTGACGCTAACGGATATTTTTGGGCTTTATGTGGTAAGCTTGCGGCGAAAACACGAGTCCCAAAAGCAGACATATACAGAAATTATGTCAAGAATATTGGCGGCAATTATGACACGGTTTGTGTGCAGGACAAGGCGGTGCTCCGGCTTGTTACGCGGTGGAGCAAAAACGGTTTAGGCTGGATTGCAGAGCCGTTTGAAAGCAAAATACCCGGATGCACAAATGTCAACTTGTATTATGGTTCATCAACCTACGATACCGCGCAGATGTCGCGCTTGATTGACCTTGTTGTGTTTGACTGCAAGGAAAACGGCATAGAGACGATGACCCCCGAAGAACTGGCAAGGCTGAAGGGCGCGTGGACAAGTGAATAGCATTATTCAGACGGAACATAATTGCTTCTTTTGTGGACGCACTGATTGGCTGGAAAAGCACCACATTTTTGGCGCGTCCAACCGAAAGAACAGTGAAAAATACGGCTTGACCGTGTATCTGTGTCATTGGTGCCACAACGAGCCGCCGGACGGTGTACACCACAACGCGGACAATCGTCATCACCTACAGGAGCTGGCGCAGGAAAAGTTTGAAGAGGTCTATCCTGACCTCGATTTTATAAAAATTTTTGGGAGAAATTACAAATGATTCAAGAAGACTGTTTCGCATACTGGCCGAGCAGGTGTAAGGCATTAAAACGAATGGTCTGCGCAGAGCAAGATTATTGCAAGTTTTACAAGACAAAAGAGCAACACAAGACGGATTTATTTAATAGTGAAGCGCGAATCCGCAAGCTTTACGGCGTTTCACCCGAGAAATTTTTAGAAAGCAGAGGTATTATTGATGATTAACAATGTAACACTTATTGGAAGACTGACCGCAACGCCTGAACTCAGGCAGACCACCACAGGCAAAACAGTGGTATCATTTTGTATCGCTGTAGAAAGGCGATTTGACCGCGCCACATCGGATTTTATCAACATAGTGGCGTGGAACAAGACCGCAGAATTTGTCAGTAAGTATTTTGCAAAGGGCGATTTAATTGCCTTGACCGGCAGCATACAGACGCGCAGATATGAGGACAAGGACGGCAACAAGCGCACAGCGTTTGAAGTACTGGCGGATGATGTCAGCTTTTGCAGCACGAAGAAAGAGAAATCTCCAGAGCCTGAATTTGAAGAAATAAAAATAAGCGGTGACTTGCCGTTTTGATTTATGGCGAATGACGATTAAATTTTAAAAAACGCTTGACATTTGCCCTGAAATCAGTTATAATAAAGAAGATGAGAGGTCAGGTTACAAGCCGCTTATCGGGTCTGTGATATTGCGTACGAGGCGGTATCGCGACGAAAACAAAATATCACAGCCCACGCCCTTTGCGTTGATTTGCTCGTACCTTATCAATGCAGAGGGCTTTTACTTTAAAAAGGGAGGCAACAACATGAAACAGACAATCGAGGGCTTTAATCAAGAATACGCGTTGACGCTTAAAAAGACCGTTGCGACAAGCAAGGGCGAAAAGACTATAAAAATCGACTGTACCGACCTTGTTATTTTACGCGTTCGGCAAGAATTATGAACCTTTATGCGGACAGCGCACAGCCGGAAGAGATTGAGGCTAGATACAAGAAAAATTATTGCGATTCGGAGGGAACAAAATGAACGAAATCACCGACAAAAACTACATAGTAATTCAATCTTTTATGGTGTCAGAGCTGGGCTTGAAGGGAAATGAGCTGCTGATATATGCTATTATATTCGGCTTTTCTCAGACCACGGGGCAGGCGTTTCACGGTAGTTTGACATACCTTGAAAACTGGACTAACAGCACGCGCCACACAGTTATTTCGTCTCTCAAATCATTGGTAGAAAAAGGGCTGATAGAGAAAGAAGAGCAGACTATCAATGGCGTTAAATATTGCAGCTATAGAGTGAAAAATTCAACCGACGAAGCACAGGGGGTAGTGCAAAATTTGCATGGGGGTAGTGCAAAAATTGCACAAGAGGTAGTGCAAAAATTGCATGGAGGTAGTGCAAAAATTGCACCTAATAATATATTATATAATATAGTTGATAATATAGTAGATAATAATATAGTCGAGAACGCCGAAAAGCATGACATGAAAGTCATAACAGAAATAGTCGACTATCTGAATGAAAAAGCTCACAAGAATTACAGGTCTAACAACAAAACAACAATTAGACATATTAACGCAAGGCTGAAAGAAGGTCGAACCTTGTCTGATTTTAAACAGGTGATAGACAATAGATGTGCCACATGGCTTGGTACAGACATGGAGCAATACCTACGACCGGAAACGCTGTTCGGCTCAAAGTTCGAGAGCTATTTAAACGCATCTGCGCCAAAACGCAGAGGGTCAGACGGGCGATTATTGGGTGAAAAATCAAACGGCTGGGAATTTGTGTTTGGAGATGATTAAAATGTTTGACGAACTTATAAACGAGCTTGAGCAAAAATCAAAAGAAGCTATTAAGATGAACGAGGGAGACTATATCGAAAACAATCTGCTGCATTGCGGAAAATGTCACACGCCGAAACAGTGCGAGGTCATTATCTGCGGCAAGCTTCGCCGCCCGTACTGTCTGTGTAAATGCGAGTCCGAGCGCGTTAAGGCAGAAGAGCTGGAGAAGAGACGGCGCGAAAGAGAAGCGAGGATAGCTAAAAGGATAGAAATTGCGTTTGATGATTCAACGATGCGAGAAATGACTTTTGCAAAAGACGACAAGCTGAATCCGAAGCTGTCGAACGCATTTGAAAAGTATGTTGAAGACTTTGCGGCAATGCGCGACAGAGGGCAAGGGCTTTTGCTGTTCGGAAAAGTCGGATGCGGCAAAACCTATTATGCGGCGGCTATTGCGAACGCTCTACTTGACAGGGGCTATTCAGTCAGATTTACCAACTTTGCGCGAATAGCAAACGAACTCGGAGCGACATTCGACAAGCAGGACATATTGGACGAGCTAAACGGTTACAGCTTGTTGGTACTGGATGACCTCGCGGCAGAAAGAAAAACAGAGTATATGGCGGAAGTCGTTTATAATGTCATAGACGCAAGATATCGCGCAGGACTTCCGGTGATTATAACCACTAACCTGACGAGGGAGGAGCTGCTGTATCCCGCAACGATAACAGAGCGGCGCATATACGACCGCATCCTTGAAAAGTGTGTAGCGGTAGAAGTCAAGAATGAAAACCGCAGGCAAAAGGATTTAGGCAAGAGTCAAAAAGAAATGCGCAAGTTTTTAGGATTATAAAGCAAAAACTATTGACAAAAGCGGCGCAATGATATATAATATAATAAAAGGAGGCAAACAAAATGAAGATAGTTTTAGACAATGGAGCTTTTAAGCCTTACAAGGCACATCCCGAAGATGCAGGATTTGACCTCATGGCAAGGGAGTGTCGGATAGTCCCGGCACATGGTAGCGCGATATTTGACACAGGCGTACATATCGAGATACCGCAGGGGTTCGTCGGATTCCTCAAGAGCAAGAGCGGACTCAATGTTAAAAACGGCATAACGAGCGAGGGCGTTATTGACGCGGGTTATACAGGCAGTATTTGCGTAAAGCTCTACAACAACACCCGGATTCCCTACATGGCCGAAAAGGGCGACAAGATATCGCAGCTCGTTATTTTGCCGATTTGCAGCGACGAGCTTGAAGTCGTCGATAGTCTCGATGAGACGGCACGCGGCAATAACGGATTCGGTTCAAGCGGGAGGTGAGACAATGGATTGCAACAAAACGGTGACAAAAAGCGGAACGCCGATTAAGCTTTTACTCGGCGGAAGCCCTTGTACAAAGTGGAGTATAGCAAGAACAAAGGACAGAGAAACAACCGCAAGCGGGATAGGTTGGGAATTGTTTTTAAATTATCTTATCGCAAAGAAGCGATTTAAGCCCGACCTTTTCTTATATGAAAACAACGAGTCCGCAGCCCCAGAAATTCAAGAACAAATTAGCTACGAGCTCGGAGTAGAACTCGCACACATTAACAGTGGGCTATTATCTGCACAAAGCCGAGAGCGGTTTTATGCGTTTAATTGGGAAGCGGAAATGCCAAAGGAAAAAGGGATTGTATTAAAAGATATTATACTACCCGCCGAAGCGGTACCGAGCAAATATTGGTACACCGACAAGCCGTACACATTACTCGATACCGACAAGGCAGTATGTGCCTCGTTAGATATTAAGGCTATGGATGTTGTAAAGCGGATACACAATATCAATTTCAAATCACCGACGCTTACTTGCGACGGAAAAGGCGGACACAGAGTAAATAAAATCCTACAAGACGGGAAACCGAGAAAACTAATGCCTATCGAATACGAGAGGCTGCAAACGCTCCCCGACAACTACACTAAAGCTGTGAGAGATAGTCAGCGGTACAACACAATCGGCAACGGATGGACGGCAGAGGTTATTATACATATCTTAAATCATGCTCTTAAAGACATTCCGAGGGACAAAGAGCTTGTAGTCTTGTCTATGTATGACGGTATAGCGACAGGTAGGTATTGCCTGGATAAAATGGGCTTTACGAATGTCAAGTATTATGCCTATGAAATAGACCCCTATGCGATAAAGATAGCGATGTCAAACTACCCGGATATAGTGCAGTGCGGAGATGCGTTTCAAATCAGAAATTTTTAAAGGAGGTAAAAATATGACTTGCGAAGACTGCATACACAATGAAGTTTGCTATAGGCAGGAAGTCTGCAACGACATTGAAGAGCATATAAGAAAGTTGGGCTGTATGGATTTTATTGTTCGCGCTGATGTACAAAAAATTAAGCACGGTGAGTGGATTGAAACTCAAGAGCCGTTGGGTTGGCGTGATGTTGATTGCGCTGAATGTTCTGTTTGCCACGAAAGTTGGATTATAGACGAAGATTCAAGCATTGACGATTACGAATGTATGTGGCACTACTGCCCGAACTGCGGCGCAAAAATGGACGGAGGTAATAGCAATGCGTGAAAACAAATACACACAGGAAGATTTAAAAACAATGCAAGCGTGGTCGCTCGAAAGAAAAATACAGGTCACACAAACAAGGCTCATTGAATGGTATCAGAAGTTCGAGGAGTTAAACCGCCTGTATGGCGACGGATTTATAAAATATGAATAAGGAGGTGATAACAATGCGTGAGATACTTTTCCGTGGCAAGCGAATAGATAACGGCGAGTGGGTTGAAGGATATTATTATAAAGCTAAATATTGCAGAACTGATGACGAGCTTTGCGATTATATTACTATTCCGTACCCTAAAGAATACAACGAGCCGAGTTCGCACTATATTGTAAACCCTGACACCGTAGGGCAGTACACAGGCCTCAAAGATAAAAACGGCACAAAGATTTTTGAGGGCGATATAGTGCTTGTTCCTTATATTGACCCCATATTCAAATGCACGTGGAATGACACATCGCCCTGCGAGCGGGCAATTATCAAACATTGCAATGGTATG